AATGCGCAGCAATTTCCACGGTGGCGCTCAAATTGGTTTTGATTGTTTCGATACAACCACTTATGCCAAAGTCCGGTTGTGTTGTCGTAGGCCCATGTCAGGCCGTTGTCACCAATACTTGGAAACGAAACCACATAAACTTCGTGACCTTCTAATTGGTAAGTCCAGGCTACCGCGTCAGAGACATTCTGGTTCACTAGGGTGGTCTCAACCGCGTGGGTTGAGATTCGTTCTGGAAAGTACCCGTTCATCCGCACAACCATGGCCTCGCCTCGATTGTTTTTGGACACATATGCAAAAGAGTTACCCATTCGAGACATGGACCATTGAGCCGCAATTCCCTGCTGGGTTGAAGTTCCTGGAATCCTAGTAAATGGGAACGGAACCGCTCCCGAGTCAATCCACACCTCAGATGACATTTCCCCAAGAAGATAAACTTCTCGCCGGTCAACAATGATTGATACCAGGTCGTCTGGAGATCCGTCTTTAGAAGCAAAAGACAGGGGGTCCGTAATTGGGCTCAATAGGTCAGACGCAGCCCAAAGCTGGGAATCCGGCTTGTTGTACACAAAGTAGTTGTCGGTGATATCCACCGTTCCGCCGCCCTCAAACGCTCCGTCTGTGGATGGTAGGACCGTCCAGTTTAATGCGTATATTGTGGTGCTAGAAACGGTCTGAGAGGCGCTGACCGTATAAGTGCCGGCGCCACCAGAACCTGTACCAAAGGCCTTGATAATCGTCCCATCGGTCACCCCTGTGCCTTCAATTGTTTGCCCAATTTTAAGAGTTCCGCTGGTTACGGCCGACACCGTAAGGGTGGTGCCAGAAATATCTCCGGTAACAATTGCGGGGGCCGCGACCGAATTAATTGTGGTTGATGCAACCGTCTGCGAATCACTAACCGTGTAAGTTCCAACCCCTCCTGACCCAGTTCCCAAGGCAGTAATTACGGTGTTCTGGGCAATTCCTTGTCCAAAAATAGCCTGGCCAACCGCAATCGTTCCGCTTAAAACCGAAGTAACGGTAAGGGTTGTGGTGCTGATTGATCCGGTAAAAATTGCAGATGAAGGGTTAGAAATAAACCATGTGTAACGGTAGCTATTGTCGACAATGTAGACATTGACGCCGTTATCCACAATCCCAACGATTCCCGTTGAGGTGTTTAATTGCCCAATCATTTTGGGCGTGTAATCAGACTCCATGACATAGGCAAAATCACCGCATACGGTGACAACCTGGGTACCGCCAGACAGGGTCCGAATGCCTCGCACTTCTTCCTGATTCGGCAAAATAGCAACAGTTTCTAGCCCTGGTGTAGGATATAACGCCACAACGCCGCGCTCTCCCTGGGCCTTTGTTGGATCCACCTCGGGATAGAAATTGATGCACTCTTGGGCATCCTGATATATCGATGGCGCCTCGTATGCCGCGCCAACGAATCCAAAATCCGGCATCAAAAACCTCCGGTCAAAATCCAACCTGCATCGGCTCTCTTGCCGACAATCAGCGTGTCCTCAAATCTAGCCACTTGCATAGGCTTCATGTTGGTCCGCTTGATGGTCGATTTGGCGTGACTAGCAAACCCGTTGATCATTTGGATCTGAGTTGGGCTAGCTTTTCCGTACATGGGCATGAGCCTCTCGGCTAGACACCAGCGCAAGCACATTAAATAGCCCTGCGGAATCACAATCTCGTCATTAATCGATGTAAACCTTTGGAATAGGGTATCGGCAAAGATATGCATTTCGCCTTGCGATGGGTTTGGCCAGACGATTATGGTTCCCAGGGTCTCGCCTGGCTGGTAATAAAGAGCCCGCGGCCAAGGTCCATTTAGAGTCTTTAAACCAATTAATTCGTAATTTTCCAGGTTCAAAATAGCAACCGGATAGTCCAGGCCGCCATTCAATATGGGTTGGCCATTGGAGTTAGTGTTTACTCTCACAAATGACGAATTAATTGACAGGGGCCTTTCGTAAAAGGCCGAAATGGTAGTGCTGGCCACCGTCTGAGAAATGTTGACGGTATAGGTTCCGTCTGAATTTATATTGCCGCCTGCGCCAGAGCCAAATCTGGTAATTTTTGTGCCAGCCGCTACACCAGAACCAGACAAGGTCATGCCCAGGGCAATAGCACCGTCAGACACATCGGTGACCGTTAGGGTCGTTCCAGATATTGAGCCAGTCAGGGTGCCGCCAATTTGGCCGCCTGGGCCAATCGTGTATTGGGTCTGCCCAGCCGTCAAGGTAAAAATGATTTCGGTCTTGTAGTAGACCATCATCTGCTCATTTGACCATTGATCGATCATGTCATTGAGCATATCGAATGCATCCTGGGCATCCGCGGGAGCAGGGGTCTCACCAGCCTCGAGCGCCCCTATGTCTTTTAGGGCTCGGGAGATGATGTCGATTGGTTGTGTCATATCGTCACCTTAAATGTTTCCACGGCCCAGGGCGGCTTGGTCGATTGGGCCGACCGCAGCGCATCCAGTTGCTCTTGTAACCTGTATTTTATTAGATGTTTACCCTCTTGGGTAGAGTCCAGATCTAGCCAATGGGAGACCTGATGTTCTGATGTATTTTCGTCCACCATGTGGGCCGTTCGCATTTTCCAATTACCCTCGGTTGCCACCGAATTTTTCTCATCTGACGCCTGGCACCAGTATTTGACGGATTTTAGAACCCCGTCATCAATAACGGTTTCCAAAATTTTCCATTCAAAGGTCGGCACTTATTTTCTCCATAATTTCATCAAACTCCTCTGCCACCTCCCAAGAGTTGCCGTTCATGCCAAAGGCAACCCGCACCTTTGTTCCATCTTCTTGGGTATGTTCAAAGATTGACGCAATCAGGTCTGTGTTAAGGATCAGACCCTCACCGATGCGCCCTTTGGCAGCGTTAGTTAGTTTGATTAGTTTCACGCTATCTCCACCCAAGAGGTTGTGGCCTCATCCCATGAGTAACGCTTGTCATCCGTTGGGTACGGTACTGGCGATTCCCAAAGGCAAGTGGTCTCGTTTAGCAACCAAGACGCATAGGGCTTGGGAGGAATGAACGCATCACGATTCGCATCGTAGGTGTAGCCTATCCCCGCATAGTTCTTGCGAAAAGGGGTTCCACCTAGCGCATGAACGCCTCCGTGGGTGTTATACGAAGTCTGTCTGTAAATATCACCTGTGCGGGAAGATAATTCTGCCTCCCTGCCGTTGTCCTCGTCCCGACCTACCGTGACAAAGGTTACAACAAAATTTTTATCCAGCTTGGCAAAATGGGCCATGTTTTCTCCTATGAAAAAATTACAAACTCAGATGTTGTTGACGTAGCGGTTACCGTGTAAATCTTAAACCCAGACACCGATGTAGACAGGCTTGAGGTTACGCCACTTGAAAAGGTTGCAGTACGGGTGTCGGGTATTTTAACGATGACTACGCCTGAACCGCCAGCACCACCATTTTTTGCGTCAGAATCTGTTACAGATGGACTACCACCACCGCCACCAAGATTTGTAGTGCCGTTTGACCCATTACCTCCAGAAGCGGAAATTTGCGTTGACCCGTAACCGCCAGCATCACCACCGCCTCCTGTGCCACCTTTCCCGCCCGTAACTGTGCCTCCACCGACCCAACATCCACCAGCCCCACCACCAGCGTATGTTACAGAGGAACCTGTTATAGATGATGCAGTTCCATTGCCGCCATTTCCCGCAACCGTAGATGTAGCAGTTGTACCAGCGGCCCCTGCACCCCCGCCACCACCAGCACAATAGCCTCCAGATTCAGGGCCGCCATTTCCACCCGCATTTCCTTGTCCAGATGGAGAGGCTGCGCCTCCAGTTCCAGCATTTGCTCTACCGCCACCACCTGAACCGCCAGCAATACCAGCCGTGTTTGTACCGGCTCCACCACCACCGCCAGTTGAAGTTGTAGACGAAAAAACAGAATTACTGCCGTTGCTTCCATCGGCAGAAGTGCCGCCAGCCGCGCCTCCAGCGCCAACAGTTATCGTATATGCAGTTCTGGTAGAAAGTGATTGAGATGTAAGTTCACGGTATCCACCGCCACCACCACCGCCAGCACCTCGCGAAAATGCTGCTTTGTTTGCGCTACCACCGCCGCCCGCAACCACGAGGAAGTCAGCACTAAACTCAACCTTTGGCGCTTCTATTAGTGTCACTACTTCTGAAGTTGTGGATGTAGCAGTAACCGTATAGACCCTAAAACCACCGCTTGCGCTACCGCCAGTAAAGGTTACGCCAGATGAGAACGCAGCCGCGTAAGTGTCAGGAATCTTAAATATAACTACGCCTGACCCGCCAGCGCCACCGTTTGCGGCTTCAACACCGCCCCCACCGCCTCCACCTGTATTAGCAGTTCCCGCACCTCCAGCACCAGCAGATGCTCCCCCGCTACCGCCGCCACCGTTTCCACCTGTTCCATTAGTAGAACCAGAAATGGTTGTGTTGCGACCAGCACCACCGCCACCAGCGTAAAAAGTTGACGAACCAGTAATCGTAGATGCTACTCCAACGCCTCCATTACCAGCGGCTCCAGATCCAGCACCAGCGGCTCCAGCCGCACCCGCACCACCGCCGCCACCAGATGCTTCTGGATCAAATTGTGAATTGCCTCCGTTATAACCCTGATTTGCGGTTCCTGTACCAACGCCAGTACTACCCCCACCACTATTAGGATGCCCACCGCCTCCAGAGCCACCATTTCCAGCAGTTGTTACTGTGTTTGTTGAACCTCCACCACCACCGGTTGATGTAATCGTAGAAAGCACAGAGTTAGAACCATTGACCCCGCGAGCGCCCGAAACGCCAGCCGCGCCACCAGCGCCTACCGTAACGGTATAAGCAGTTCCCGCCGCAAAACTTAATGCGCTTTCGGCAGATGCACCACCACCGCTTGTGCCAGCAGATGTACGGTATCCCCCTGCTCCACCACCGCCACCTCGACTAAATCCACCGCCAGCACCGCCAGCCGCTACTAGGAAATCCGTAGTAACCGTTGCCGCGATAGCCGCAGAGAATGTAACTGTCTCGCTAGTCGTACTTGTAGCCGTGACCGTGTAGATCAGGTCTGTGCTTGTAGACGATACAGAGAACGAAACACCGGCTGAGAATGTCGCACGATATGCGTTAGGTATTTTGAAGATTACGATGCCTGAACCGCCCGAACCGCCTATTGTGTCATTACCGTCATCGCTACCACCGCCACCGCCTCCGGTATTTGCCGTTCCATTACTACCATTGTTTGTGTTATTTCCAACGGCTCCGTTTCCACCGCCACCAGCGCCTGTACCAGCAGTACCTCCAGAACGAACACCAGAACCTCCACCGCCCGCGTAAGTTACAGACGCACCGGTAATTGAGTTTGCAGTTCCAGCGCCACCGTTTGATGGGTTTCCAGAAGATGCCGCACCGCCTGAACCACCTCCAGCGCCGCCGTTATACGGGGATGAAGTATTGTTTCCAGCGCCGTTATTACCTTGTGACGGGCTTGTAGATGGTGTATTGCCAGAGCCAGCAGAAAATCCAGTAACGCTAGAACCTCTTGCGCCGCCACCAGAACCGCCGTTTGATCCAGCATTTGCAAGGCTAATTGTTCCACCAGCACCACCGCCAGCAGAAGTAATTGCGCTAAATACAGAGTTGCTTCCGTTTGTAGCTACGGTTGTGGTCGAATATCTACCGCCACCTCCACCAGCACCAACCGTGACCGTGTATGTAGTGCCTAACGCAACAGATGTTGTGGTTGACGTTCTGTATCCACCCGCGCCACCCCCGCCACCAGAGTAACCGCCGCCACCACCACCGCCAGCGACAACCAACAGGTCAGTAACAGTAAACGCTCTTGCAAACGTCACGGTCTCAGATGTAGTAGACGTAGCAGTTACAGAGTAGATGTTGAACCCACCGGATGTGGACAGACTCGATGTAACGCCACCAGAGAATGTTGCGGTTACGTTGTCAGGTACTTTAATGATGACAATGCCAGAGCCGCCTGCGCCGCCATTACCACCAGCAGTTCCAGCACCGCCTCCACCACCACCGCCTGTATTAACAGAACCGGCAGAACCCGCACTTGCTTTTCCACCCGCACCACCACCAGACGATGCAGTACCGGCTGTTCCTTGCGTATTGTCAAAAGCACTTCCACCGCCACCACCGGCTCGACTTACTGATGAGCCTGTAATCGTAGACGCAACGCCAGAACCGCCATTGCCACCAGTTGTTGTTACAGCAGCAGCACCTACGCTACCAGCACCGCCACCACCGCCACCCACGTTATTTGGGTTTGCGCCGCCTGAACCATTTCCACCAGCATAGCCTTGGTTTGCAGTACCAGACCCACCAGTACCAGCATTTGAGTTGCCAGCACCACCAGCACCTCCTGAACCTCCAGTTGCTCCATTTCTACGGTCGGCTGCAGACCCTGACTGACCGCCGCCAGAACCACCGCCAGTAGATGTTGCCGTAGCCAACACAGAGTTTGACCCGCTTGTAGCGGCAGTCGTTGAATCGTATATGGCTCCAGTACCACCAGCGCCAACGGTAACGGTATATGCAACACCGAATGTCAACCCAAGTTTTGCTTCTGCCGATGCACCACCACCACTTGTTCCAGCAGATGTGCGATAACCGCCGCCTCCACCACCACCACCACGGTCAGAACCGCCGCCACCACCACCTGCAACAACCAAGAAGTCAACACCAGCACCAGCAAGAATAGTCACAGTCTCACTCGTTGTAGAAGTAGCCGTGACTGTGTATACGTTGTATCCCGCAACAGAAGTCGAGAGAGAAGAAGTTACACCAGATGAGAATGATGCATAGTGCGTAGATGGGATTTTGATGATTACGACACCGGAGCCGCCAGCCGCACCATTGTTATTTCTTTCGTCACCGCCCCCGCCACCACCTGTGTTGGCAGTTCCCGCAGTTGGTGATGTAGCGGTAGTGCCACCATTTCCACCGCCTCCAGTTCCTCCTGTGCCGCCAGTACCAGACAAAGGGAAAGAACCACCACCGCCACCACCAGCCCTTGGCACTGAGGTTCCAGTAATTGATGATGACGTTCCAGCGCCGCCATTACCACCGTTGTCATTTGAGCCGTTACTTCCAACGGCACTTGCTCCACCGCCACCAGCCCCAGCATTATTTGGGTTAGCGCCGCCAGAACCATTACCACCATTATTTCCTTGAGATGGAGATTGGGATGGTGTGTTGCCCGTTCCACCAGTTCCGCTTAATCCGTTAGCAGCCGAACCGCCACCACCCGAACCGCCATTGTTTCCGTCGTAATCTGAGCCACTTCCTCCTCCGCAACCGCCACCACCTCCACCAGCAGAAGTAATTGTGGAAAATACCGAATTACTACCATTCCCACCTTTGGTAAGTGAAGTTCCAGCCGCACCTCCACCACCAACGGTGACTGTGAACGCAGTACCCACAGTAATGTTTTGAGATGTAAATTCTCTATAACCACCGGCTCCACCACCACCACCTCGCTCAGAAGCGCCACCGCCGCCACCCGCTACTACTAGGTAGTCAGCAAGGATAGATGGAGCCGCTTGGCCTCCAGCCAAAAGGATCTGGAATATACCCGTCATTTAGGACACATTCCCTGTCAGTACGCAGACCGTTCCAGAGATAAATAACACGGTACACACGCCCCTAGTTGCAAGGGTCACAGTAGCCTTATCTGTATCAGTTCCCGCAATATAAGCAGTTGTAATTGTGCAAGTAATTGTGATGTTGCCGGTCGTGTTATTAAAGATTGAGACCGCATCGCCAGCCGCAAAGGTTGAGTTAGGAATCGTAATCGATCCACCTGAACCAACGCCAACAAACTCACCAATATCACCAAGAGCAAGCGTGTAAGACGTTGTCTTGTCTGACCCTGACTGCGGAATGTTTAGGTAGCCAATCGATGAGCTGGTCGGTGGGAACGTCATCGTGGTGCTATCCGTTCCCGCAAGGGTGATTGAGTTACTTGCGGTTAAGGTCTTGCCGTTAGCAACCGTTAGGGTTCCTGTTGAGCTTGTAATTGTCAGCCCATTGACGCTAGTTGCGGTCGCAGCTCCGATGTTTGGAGTTGTAAGACTCGGGGACGTTGCAAAGACTAATGAACCAGATCCGGTCTCGTCCGTTACCGCTGCGGCTAAATTAGCCGATGACGGGGTTCCTAACCAAGTCGCAACACCACTACCTAGCGAGGTGAGTCCTGTGCCGCCGTAAGCCGTTCCAAGCGCATTGGTAGGGGTTAGGCTTGTCGCAGTTAGAGCGCCTGTCGATGGGTTAAATTGCAGCTTAGTAGACGATACGTCTAGGGTTGTCTCCGTACCCGTGGTCAATTCACTAAATGTGATGTATCGGGTCGCATTAGTCGTTGTATCGTCCGTAATCGTTACGCCGTTACTGTTTACTTGCCAAGTTGGAGCTGACGCACCGTTAGACGTTAAGACGTAGCCCGCAGTACCGGTAGACCCGGCAAGGGAAATCGTTCCGCTGACCCCAAGATTGGTAAATGACCCAGCCGCAGCCGTGGTCTGACCAATGCTCATGTTGTTGATCGTGCCCAAGTTGGTAGGCGCAATCTCTATCGAGCCAGCCCCGGTGGGCTTCATGTGAACGTGACCCGTACCCGTAGGACTGATATCAATCTGGGCGTTTGTGCCGTTCATGTTTGTGGACACGTCTAAGCTGACGTTATTGCCACCACCCCCGCCCCATTGAATCTGGGCGGTTCCTGAAGCGTTTCGCAATGCACCGCCAGCCGATGTGGCAGCGTCAAAGTACGGGCCAACGAACTTGGTCGTTGCCGTGACGGTCGTTCCTGTAATCGTATTTGCGGCAGTACCGCCAATCGCAGGGGGGCTTGATAGGTCTAGTGTTCCTCCCAAGGTAATCGTCCCTGAACCCGTAATTGGGCCACCGGTCAGGGTAATTCCACTTACCGTTCCAG